GGAGTTCAATTTATGGTGTCTTAGGTCTAGATGGTAAGTCATTAAAAGCCACAGGTGATGAACTATGGAAAGCCATTACGGCAGAATCGACTAACGACAAAACAAATCCATTAAATGAGGAAATTGCTCGTATTAAAAAAATGATAGACTTATGAAGATTTTAAATCCATTACCAAATGCCAAAATAAGTTCTCCGATGTTTTCAAAAACAATTGAGTTCTCTTCATATAATTCTGACGTAATACGTAACCCATCAGAAGGTGTTGTCGTATCTTCAGATAAATTTAAATGTGATGGTAATATTAAAATTGCTCATAATATTAATGGTAATACTTATTTCTCTAATTTTTGTAAGGTTAATCGAATAATGTCATTTGTTGGGGATAAAGTTAAACAAGGGAGTATTATTGGGACTGTTGGAGATTCTCCAATTGAGTATGCGGTGACGGATAAGAATAATGATAAGATTGATGCCAATAAATTTTTATCAGGAAATATTGTAACATCTAACGGTGGAGAAAAAGACGTTGAGAATAAAAAGGAAAAGGAAACTAAATCTACATCCACTTATAGAACAGGTAAAACCCGAAATCCATTCATTGATTTAATTGCGTTACCATTTGGTGTTGTTGGTAATGCGTTTTTTAAGGAAAATATTATAAATGGTAACCCACTTATTAAAGAGGAAATTAATAAAATAAAAAAATTAATTAACCATTAAAAAAAATCCCCTTATTTCTAAGGGGACTAAACTAATTACTTTGTTTTAACGGTGTCGACTGTTTGAGTTACCACAGAATCAACGGTGTTAACTAAGACAGAATCAACTGTTGTTGTATCAGTCGATGAGACTTCACATTTTGTGGTTGAACCACCGCATGATGATAACATTACGCTACCTGCAATTACTATTGCGAAAATTACTTTTTTCATAAATTTGTTGTTTTTATTTGTATAAATAAATACGTGTTTATTTACGATAAGTCGACTTATTCGTCACTTTTTCTTTTTAAATTTATTTTTTATAAAAAAATAACCTACAGGTCTTGTCAGATAAAATTTTTTTATTACCTTTGTAAAACATTTGAAAGAAGTGGTGATATTTATACAATACCTTTTTTATTTAAAAAAGTTCTTTTAAAAAAAATAATTAAAAAAGATTTGGTAAATCAAAAAAGTTTACTATCTTTGTAAAACAAATCGGGAACGTCTGATTTAGTTCTTTGAAGAAATTGGTTATAGAAACAGTCTAGGTCCGTAGGGCTACTGTTGTATGTGAGGAAAGTGACTACGGGACTCCTTCGCATTTAAAGTGTAAATGAAATATGTTACCGCATCAGTTATAATAACCATAAAAAGATTTGACAGATTGAAAAAAATGTCTTATCTTTGTAAAACAAAATGAGAATGGGTTGACAGTTAGTTGTAAAATCATGGTTTCCTAATTTCAAAAAAAAAACAAAAAAAGATTTGGTAAATCAAAAAAGTTTACTATCTTTGTAAAACAAAATCGGAAACGTCCGATATGTTCTTTGAATTATTGTATTATCCATCAGGATGTTTATGATGAGACCTTCGGGTTGATTCTGAGATAACTGAAAAAAGATAATCGGCCGTGTATGGTCGTTAAATAAACCACGAAAGTGGGATAAAGTGAATCTTCAAGTGTTAGTAGGTTCGCGTCTTGGGAAACCGAGGTCGAGTACACAAGTGGGATATCATCCGACCTTTAGTACTGAGGGCAACGCTTTAGGGAAAGTGGTTGGGTGGAACGGCAATGTGGATTGTCAGTCTGAGGAGGGAACTCCAATAAGAATAACCCATAGGTATCAAGCAAAAAATGTGGTCTCCAACTACATGATTGCGGTTACCAATATAAGAGGGGACTTAAAACCGAAAGGTAAGATAGAGAACGAGTGGTGTCGCTACTGTCCTTATCAAAGACTTACCAAAGTCTTGGTACGAAGTAATCTTAAAATATGGAGATGGGGACATCTCACGGAGTAGTTTGGTATTTCGTTTTCCAAAAGAGAACGAATCCTTCAACGGACCGCTACTTTGATTCATCCACAACACGTAACTTATACTAAATTAAGTAAAATTAACTAAAAATAAGCAAAAGTGTCCGTTAGGTATCAGTGAAAGGTGACTACATAGTAATGAGCCGTTCATTGCACATGAAGACCGCAAGTCTGACTGTATTCTTACCAAAAACCTCTATTCCCATAAGGAAGAGTCGGAGAGGCATCTTTGAAGAGAGTTAAGTAATAAGAGAGTAACTGATATCTCAAGAAGTGATTGGTCTAACCAATCGTCACTGAGGAATACTTCTCAAAAGGAAGTGGATATGTGGGGAATCAATAATCCTACTAAAGTTTCTCATAAACAGGTGTAATCTCAGCCTTATTTATAGCCAAATATAGTGGGATAGAGCAGTTGGTAGCTCGAAAGGCTCATAACCTTTAGGTCGGAGGTTCGAATCCTTCTCCCGCAACTAAGTGACTCCGTACGTGTTTTTTTAAATCATAACACCCACCACGAGTTTAAACTGAAGGAAAACATAATGATTTGGGTCTTTGCGTGTTTGTTTTATCTTGTGACTTCACGATTCTACCTCATAGAAAATATAAAAAGTAATAAGTACCAATCTGTCTTTGACACGACAACCTGAGGTGATATAGTGGTAAAAATTGTCAGGACTTTTTTTATAGGATGTGGATTTTGTTATAACCACGTTCCCTTTAAGTCTTAAAATTAATAAAGGGTAATAAACATACAAACGTTTAGGTCGTACACCAATCACAACTCACGATAGAAGTTAGGTAGAGGTTTCACTAATCACTACCTCGGGTTGAACTTACCGAGTGACAATGTTTAGGCTAAAAGGGAGATTTTGACTAGCCATCATTATCTCCCTTTTTTTTATTTCCTTTTTCTACACTCTCCATTATATTTTATTACCCTTGAGGTATAAAAAACAAAATCTTAAAATAATGGAAACATTTTATTTTACTTTAGGTGTCCTTTCGATTATTGCAATAATTTTTATTGTTGCTCTTGTTTGGGGGTTAGTTAAGGTTGTTAGAACAAAAAAAGATTTGGAAGATTTCAGAATATCTTATGAAAGAGATGTTGATTACGACCAAAGAATTTTAGACGAAAATAAACGTGAGTTAGACGTTACTGTTGACCACATCTATAGACGTATCGATGAACTTCATCAAGAATCTAAAAGTCATACTGACAAACGAGCTGACAAACTATTACAAATCATTGAGGGATTTAAATCCTAACAAAAAAACCCCATCCTAAACAGGTGGGGTTTTTTATTATACTTTAGTTATCTTTTTGGTTATACCTGTATTTCTACCTCTAACCCATCCATCATCTAAATACAGATTAATGTCAGTCTTTTTAATTTTTTTATTTTCGTTATTTTTAGTTATCCAACAAGTCCCGTATTGTGAATTTTTAATACCAATACCAGTCCCTTTCTTCACTTCACTCATTTTTTGTTTAGATTCATCTGTGTGAGTTTTCCCATTCCAATGGTAAAAATATTTTTTTTCTCGTTTACCTTCAAGAACTTGTTTTTTATAAGCATTACTTAATTTTTTCGAAAACTCTTTCCGATACTCCTCATCTTGCATTTTTTTTAAAAACATTTCATTACCGGATTTAGAACATTTTAATTTATGTTCTTCAGAATAAAATTTCCCTCCACCATAACCACCTGTTTTAAGATTTATACAATTTTCATCTAATAATAAATCCGAATTAACAATTTCAATTTCACGTTCTTTTAATGATTCTCTGTTAGGTAAAAACTCTATAATAATTTTAGTGTGGTTATCCTTACCATACTTTCTTATTGAATATCTTAATCTTTTACCACTACCCATATACCCATCCTCTAAATTAGATGTGCTGTGCATTCCGATATAGTATTTTTGATTAAAATTACAAATGGTTTTATAGATATAGTGGAAATTAGGTTTTTTTCTTGGCATTTTGTTCTTTCACTATAAATATTTCAAAATATAGTAAAAGAACAAAAATGTTAAATGTGGAGATAGAGGGACTCGAACCCTCGTAGTTGTCCATAACGATTATTAAGGACTACATGTTTAGGTCATTGTTTAATCTAACAATCCGAAATCCCACAGTTCCCTTATTATACAGTTCGGTTTACTGAGAACTTATCCTCTGCCATCTGATTATCCTCTGATTGGTTAGAGTTTACACCTTTTATGGTAGATGTCACACCATGAAGACTGTTCTGTTCCTAGGTATAAGTCTATCTACCCGTTGTTTTTTTCGCCTTAGGCTACTGAAACATTTTCTTCAGTGCGGATTAATCCTACTGCAGAAAGTTTGTTGATAACGTTGCCGTATATCGATTTAAACCAGTTTTACAAGGTTAGCTCAGCCTTGACATGCCCCGAACAACCAACTATGCCAGTCAATTCCAATTTACCCCCATGATGTTAAAGAACTATTGTTTTACAAATATACGAATAAATCTGACGATAACAAATTTTCAAAGTATTTATTTGATATAAATATGACAGAGACAGAGGAAAACAAAAACGAAGCTTATGACGGTAGTCAAATCTTCTATGAAGATGATAAGGTTATGTTATTAAAATGTAACACTTTGGAGTCCGCAAAATATTTTGGGCCTCCATTTTTTTCTAAATATTATAATAGATATCGTGATGGGGATAATTATATTATTGTCGATAAAGAAGGTGATTATCTTACTCCGACATTATCGTATTTAATTCACAAACCACATAAAGGAGTAATTGAATACATTGGTTATGACAACAATAGTTTAACAATTACTGATATTCTTGAGAAATTTCCTGTAATTAGAGATAAACTTTATGAGGCCATTGGTGTTAGTAACATTTATGGGGCATTAAAGAGAATTAGTGGTGGGGAAGAAATTGATGTATATAAGTTATCCGATATTGATGGATTAATAGGAGGATTCAAATTTAACAAGAACACCCCTGGTAAAAGTATGGTTACACTTAAATTTACCGATAATGAGGATTATTTTAATTTATTTGATTTAGGTGAGGGGGATATATGGTTTTTAAAAACTTTATTTAGTTCATCATACCATTACGACTCAATGTTTTACTCAAGTGATACGGGATATCATGATTGGGATGAGGGTTATTTAATGAGTGAGCTTAATGAAGAAAACATTGCGTTAATTAAACAAATTTTAATTTATGTTAAACCTGAAATTGCGGAACTTAAGGATGACGAACCATATAAGGATGCTTCAGAATTATTGAGAGACACTTTTAGCCGACAAATTGACAACATTATTGATGATTTTTCAAATGAAAAAAATTCTGCAATGCAAGAAGCCGCTGAAGAGTATGTAACAAATGAATTATGTGACGCATTTCAAAATTACGGGTTATTTGCTAAGTCAGGATGTTTTTACTCATATGTAACAACTGTTAATGTCTTATTGGCGATGTATAATATTGAGAAAGAAAGACATGTGGACTTAACAGAGATGTTATCAAAGATTGGTCATACAATGTCGGTTGGACCATATGAGGACTCTATGTACGACTATGGTAGTGGAAATTTAGATATCGATTCTGTTAATAGAAACGCAAAGTATGAGTTAGAAAAAATATTAGAAGAAATTGAGGATAGTAATAAGTATCCAAATCTAACTAAATTTAGAGAAATAATTGATAAAGTTTTATCACAATACGATTTAAATAGAGCTTATAAATTAACTAGAGGGAATCCATCCGAAAGTTTTAGAATTCAAAAAATAGACCCAAAAACTAATAAAATATTTTTAACATATTACAAATCAGGTGGGACAATGGGTGAACCAAGAAGTTATACTCTTGAGGAATTCCAAGACTTCCTACATAATCCTGAATTATTTGAAAATAAAATCTTGAATTTCCGAAAAAGGGTTTAACTTTGTGTTATGCAAAGAGACTACGAACTTTTAAAGAGTGTTTTGTCCGTTCCATCCAAAACGTACCAAGAAGAACAAATGGTTGAGTTCATCACCAATTGGTTATCTGAAAACAATATCCCGTTTTTTGTTGATGGAATGTCTAACATTTACGCAACAAAACAAACCGATGAAAATATTGAATATTTTCCATGTGTTGTTGCTCACACCGATACCGTACACAATATTGACACAATCAATATTCGTGAGGGATTATTACCAAACGCTCAGAATGAATTGAAGCCGTCCTTAAAGGCGTATAATGATAAGGGTAACCCAACAGGTATTGGTGGTGACGATAAATGTGGAATTTATGCTTGTTTGGAGTTATTAAAAGAACTTCCTAACTTAAAGGCCGCGTTCTTTGTATCTGAAGAAACAGGTTGTCATGGGTCAAGAAAGGCGGATAAAATATTCTTCACAAATGTGGGATATGCGATTCAATTTGATGCTCCTGGTAATTGGATGGTTTCAGAATTTTGTATGGGGGTTCAATTATTTGATAGAGATACTGAATTTTTTACATCTTGTGATGAGGTGTTGACAGAGGGATTTGAGAAAAGACAAAAATACCAATCTCACCCCTATACTGACGTATATGCGTTAAAACAACTTTTTGATTTTTCATGTATTAATTTTGCAATCGGGTATTACAATTATCACACACCAAACGAATATGTTGTAATTGAAGATGTTTACAGTGGAATCGAAATAGGTAAAAAAATGATTGAGAAATTGGGGTATACAAAACATTCCTTTACTCCTAAACCAAAAAATAATTACATACTATTTGATTAAAAAAAAAAGGGAATTAATTTTCCCCTTTTTTCTTTTTAGTCTTTTTAACTATCTTTAGTTTAACATCGGTGTTATCGACATATAGAATATAACTAACGTCCTCAAGAATAACTCCTTTTAAAACTTCTTCAGAAATAAAATCCTCAACTTTGTCTTGGATAGCTCTCTTTAATGGTCTTGCACCATAGGTTTCATCAAAACCAACTTCTGAAATTAAATCCAATACGGATTCATCATAAGTTATGTTATATTTTAATTTAACTAATCTTTCACAAAGTTTATCCATTTCTAATTTAACGATTTGTTTAACTTCATCTCGTTTTAATGTGTTAAAAATAACGACCTCGTCAATTCTGTTTAAAAATTCAGGAGCAAAGAATTTTTGAAGTTCTTTTTTCAACATGTCTCGTTTATGTTCTTCCTTAACGTAAGTGTTTGATGAAGTTTTAAAACCAACTCCTGTCCCAAAATCCTGTAGTTTTTTAACTCCAATATTTGAAGTCATAATGATGACACAATTTTTAAAGTTAATTTTTCTACCTAATCCGTCAGTAATATGACCATCGTCTAATACTTGTAACAATGTTGAAAAGATGTCTTTGTTTGCTTTTTCAATCTCATCAAATAAGATTACAGAATAAGGTTTGTTTTTAACCTGTTCGGTTAATTGTCCTCCTTCATCATAACCAACATATCCTGGAGGAGCGCCAATTAAACGAGATATGGTATGTTTTTCTTGGAATTCTGACATATCCATTCTAATCAAATTCTCCTCACTACCAAACATTTCTTTAGCCAATTGTTTTGCCAAATGTGTTTTACCAACACCTGTTGACCCCAAGAAAATAAAAGACCCAATTGGTTTGTTAGGGTCTTTAATACCCAATCTATTTCTTCTAATAGACTTTGCAATTCTTGACACCGCTTCAGATTGACCAATAACTTTACTACCTAATCTTTCGTCTAATTTGGCCAATAATTGAGTCTCATTAGCATTTAATTTAGATAGTGGAATCTTAGTCATATTTGAAACAACTTCGTATACTAATTCGACAGTAACCTCT